GTCGTACAAACTATATCTCGTACCAAAGATCACAATAGGACCGCCAACCCAACGTCCGAACAGGTCGCCTGTAACCTTGTTCCACAGGAACTCAAGACGTTGGCGGTTTACGGCCTCTTCCTCGTTTGCAACAAGGTCGTCCATGTATAGTACGCCACCGTCATTTGCTTCAGTATTACCGGTCAGACTGCCATCAATGCTTCGACATGTAATGGACGCAAACCGGCTGCGTTTCTGCAAGTCAAGCAGTTTTTCGTCGGCATTCGTCCTTACAAGTGCAGAGTCCGGGAATATCTCGTTAAATGCATATTTTTCATTATCCTGCAAAACTTCAAGCATTCCGCTATAGAAACTCTTTACAAGCATATCCCCGCTTCCGCAGCACAGAGAACTGCTCATTGGGCTATTTCCTTCACGGAACAGCACAAACCGTGTTCCGATCGTGGTTTTTCCTACCCGCTTCGGAACACTTCCGCTGATAAAATCAAGTTTCCCTTCGTGTGCTTCCTGCAACGCTTCTACGAAAGGCATCAGAGCCTTTCTTCGTGGCTGATAAATTTTCTTTTCAGCAGGAATATAACGTTCAAGGTACAGGTTGAATGCATCAAAGTCTACCGGTGCGTCCACGAGCATACTCTTCCAGTAGATGTCGTTCAGCGTATCTAAGTCTCCGGATCCACGACGCATCGCCTGTCCGATCAGCTTTCGCATCTCCTTATTTTCTGCGTGCAGCTCTACGCTCCCGTGCTGGATCTCGTCGTAGAAGATTGCCAGGGCGTCCCGATATACCCGGGGATCGTCCGGATATTTCTCAAGACTTCGCTTGACCAGTTCGAGTTCTGTCATTCTTTGTTCCACTCCTCGTAAACCATATTAGCAAGCTTAGTCGCAACTTTATTATACGCATTCATAATCTTCGGCATCTGGCAGGCAATCCAGTCAACAACGGTTTCGTCGTGACCTGTCTCATGTTTCCAGTCCTCTCCAAGTCCGCTCTCAAACATAAACGCATGCACAAGCTCATGCCGGAGTGTATGCATAATCTCGTTCATAAAATTTCTTATTGTTGCTTCCTCATGCCTGTCAGCTATTACGATTTCCCTGCAACTCTGATCTGTAAATCCACCAATGTAAGACAGGCGTGGTTCCTCGCTTTCCTTGGCAACCATGATCGTCCATTCTGATCCGAGTACACTTACTGTCAGTTTCTTCATGCTTTCCTCCTAAAAAAGCGGGAACAAGCCTTAAGGCTCATTCCCGCAATAATGCGTCTGTCTTTAAAGTTTCAGATCGTCAATTGTGATTTGCCCGTCAACGACTTTCCCGATCCGCTTTCTCCGTGGTTTCTCAGTGGTAAAATGCTTGCAACGCTTACCACCGTACTGTGTATGGTCCATCAGATCCTTATACGGGAAATACTTTTCGTCCCAGCGGGCCATCTCGCAGGCATATATGATCCGGCACCGCATATTCCTGTATCTGGTGCAATGCTCGCAGCGTTCCAGAAACAACTCATATTCTGTCCCGTTGCTGAACATGGTCGTGCAATCCGTCCAGTTCTCACTCACGATTCTTTCTCCTTTTTTGCTCATTGTCTGACGTCCAGCAGATATGCAAACAATCCGGGCATGTTTCACAATAATGAGCGCCGTCTGATCCCGTTGATGAGTAGCATTTATCAGCCAACTCAGTAAACACACAACCACAGGCAGGGCAAGTGAATCTAACTATGTTCCCATGCTTTAAAATCCTCATTTCTGATCACCCGTTACCCTTTCAATATGGCAAGATGTTCTGCTTTCAAATTCGTCACGTTCATATTTCAGCTTGGCAAGCTGTTCCTCTTTACACTTCAACCTGTTTCTCAATGTTTCGATTTCAGAGGAAACGATTTCTATTTTTTTATCCAGGGAGTAACTCATTCCTGGTCACCATCCTTTGGTTCTGCATCAGCACAATAGTAATCATCCGGTAAATTCATTCGACCAAAGAAATACTGCCAGCACTCCCATGTGTTGTGCTTTTTGCAATCCTTGCACCGGACAACGTTCCCACGGTTTTCTACAACGTCTAACGTTTCCTTTAAGTCTGATTTGAGTGTTTTTATTATGCTTTCCTGCTCTTTCAGCATAGAAAGTCCAGCGTCAAACCTCTCCCAATCTGCATGGTTTCCGAAGAATGGCTTAAAGTCTGCTCTGAATTGTTCCATGCCTTTGATAACCTTCTCCCTGTCAGGCATCACTGCTTACCTCCTTCAACGGACACCAATACGGTCTGTATTCAAACGTTGACATTTTCTCTTTATCTGCTTCACATCTGCCATATTCGCCATTGTTGCATGGGCATTCATAGCAATACTCTGGAATCACATCCATTGTTGTTATCACTATCATTCCACCTACCGTCCTTTATTGCTTGTTTTTCCTTTGCATAATAGTCTGTCGCTATCATTTCGACCTCTTCACAGGTCAATTCAAAATCAGATAATGAGCGACATTCTTTTCTATATTTGCATTTGTCGCAAGGAGTCATTCATGTTCACTTTCCTTTTCTCCGTTCCGAAGGTGAACGGCTTTTTTGATAACCTCTGTGATTTTCAGCATATAATTGACAATCCACGGCTCTTCCCTTTGGAAATTGTGCGGATATCCGACTTTCAGCAGTTCATCAATTATTGTCTGTTGCTCTTTCAGCAGGGCAAGGATTTTGTCTGCCATCTCGATTGGAATCCTTACGCATGGTTCACGATGCGTATTTATTTCTTCGCTGACCTTTTCCCCATTTTGAAAAACAGTAGTTTTTATTGAATATGTCCGTTGTACTTCTTTTTCAAGTTTTGAAATAATCTCCCTGTCCATTCACTTTACCGTCCTTCCATCTTCGCACCACAGTTAGGACAAAAGAGAAAATTCTGCACATTTGTCCATGTATCTAACATGCTTGATACATCTTCTCCGCAACATGAACAATGTCCATTCTTCCATTCGCCAGTGTTCCTATCAACAGGTTCCCGCTCTTTCAGCAGTTTGATGGCATCAGCTTCCAATATCCTCATATTTTCAACTGCTAAAGGATGCAAGTTTATATTTTTATCAATCCAATCTTCAAACAATGATTCAACTACTTGTGAAATCGTATTTCTATCTGTCATTCACTTCACTGTCCTTTCCCAATCTTATAACCTAACGCTAATCCGAAAAAGAAACAGACAAGCATCAGAATAGCCACAAAAAGTTGTGCTTGTGTCATTCCTGTTCACCTTCCTTAAAAAATCCCGTGTTTTGCAAGCAGTTCTGTTAGCCGCTTAATCTCTGCCTGTTGCTCTTTTATGACTTCAATGGCATCCTTCGCAAGTTCGCTTGTGCAGTCAACAACGTCATCATATTCATCATCATACGGGCATTTACCAAAGCACCTATCCATGTTTGTACAACATTCCAATCCTTTGATAACCTTCTCAATATCTGCCATTTTCTCACCCTTTCATGTCCTTTAAATCATCAGATTGTTCTGTGTCCTTTTATAGGTTTCGGTTAATAATGGGTTTTTTATTCAAAACGGAACATCATATCTGTGCGATACTTCAAGTCTTCCGTTTTGCAGGTCTTTCAACCGCTCCTCGCATTGTTCCTGTGTTTCATATCCTTGACAGAAAACGCTATTGTCTGGGCCTCTCCTGTGTTCTTTTAGATCAATAATGAAATACATCACGGTTCTTTGCGGATTAAATGGTTTCGTGCAGATAATAAATCGTTCATCCCTACACTTGACCCTGTATGGTCTTACCTCGTTTGGAACGAAAACAGGATCACCCGGTTTTAGTGCATCATATTTCCCCATTTTGTTTGCCATCCTTTTCTCTTTGCCGTAGGATAATGTTTTTATATTCACAAAATTCACATTGTTTTTTAAGGTTTTCGGTTGCTTTTGCGTATCCGTATTTTTCTGCTTGGCTTAACGCATAACTATGCTGAATTGCGGTTTCCCATTGTTCGACAACTGAAACACCATGCACGACCATATGTCGTGCGTACACCATAGCAGTTGCCAGCACCATTGTTGGTTGCTTTGAAAGTTCTTCTATGATGCTTTCTCTTAACTTTGCATCCTCCATCCGATTCACCCTTCACATCCACATTATTTCGTCATTTATTCACCAAATAAAGCTGTCTAACTTTATGCCTTTTTCTTTTCGTATTTTCTCAAGTTCTTCGTTTGCCTTTCTGATTATTCTTACACCGCAGTCAAAACAATAACTCGCTCTTCCTTTACCTTTTGCGGTAATGATGGTAAAATATAAACAAGTGTTCAACATATCCCCTTCTGTCAGTTCACTACCACAACAGTTGCAATAGGTTTTTGTAACCCTGCTCATCAATGTCCACCGTCCATTTCGTTGGAAAATTCCGGCTCGTCCGGTAACGGCATCCAGTGTGTCACTGTGTATCCCCTGTCCGAAAACGGCTCATTATGTTCAAGGTCATACCATATTTCTGTGCCATGATACTTCTCATAATGACCGAATCCGATGTACCCGATAAAGTCGTCATGGTCAAGGAACACAAGGACTTTGTTGGCAATGCTCTTCGGTAGGCTTTCGGTTACAGGGATCCACTTCTGTTCCTGCCGGCTTAACGCATTAATTGCCATATTTATGGACTCAAAATGTTCAGTGTTCTTCTTAAACACTTTTTTCAGATCTTCTATTGCCTGCTCTCTTGTCATCCCTTATCACTGTCCTTCCAGCCGCTTACGGCACGCAATGCAGTCGTCGATCCCTTCCGGAAAGCAATCCTCGCAATCCGGATTCCATTTCATGTCGTACGGGATCGTGGGAAATTTATTAATCAATTCTATAAAATCATCAGTGGTTTCTATGCACGTATCTGCCTCTTTCAGCAGTTCATCAGCGTCTATCAGTCGCATTCCGCTCACTCCTTTGCCTTAAAGTTGTACACGGGCCGGATGATCTTCTCCACTTCCACTGTCGGTTCAATCAGCCGAAGAATCTCTTCCGCCGGCTTATACGCCATAGGACTCTCATCAATCGTATCCTCGCAGACACATGTCGTGTAGATCCCATTCATGCTCTCGGCATAGTCCTCTACCTTCAGTTCCGCTTTTGCCTGCGACCTTGACATAATCCTGCCGGCTCCGTGTGGGGCAGAGCAGTTCCAGTCTTCATTGCCCTTCCCAATCCCGATGATGCATCCGTCACGCATGTTCATCGGAATCAGTACACGCTCGCCTTTTTTCGCTGAGATGGCGCCCTTCCGGACAATATTGCTTTCCATGTCAATGTAGTTGTGTACGGTTTCAAATGAGCCTGTAAGTGCCCATTTATTGCCCATCCAGAAAAGTATTTCCTTGGCGATGTGGTACCGGTTCCAGTGCGCCCAGTTTTGGCAGACATACATGTCGTACAGGTAGCAATTCCGCAACTGTCCTTCAAGATAACACAGTTCCTTCGGAATATCCGGATAAAGCAACCCGTGCAATTTCTTAAGGGCCATGAGCTGCTCCGCAAGCTCTTTCTTCATGCCGAGCTTTTTCATCTGACAAATCAGTTTCTCCCGTGCGTCCTCGTACCATTGTTTGTTTTCGCACGCATCAACCGCCTGCTTCTGCCAGCACTCGGCTACCTGCTTCCCAAGGTTCCGGCTGCCGGTATGTATGACCAGGTATTTCCCGCCTTCAGCGTCCTCGTCAATCTCAATAAAGTGATTCCCGCCACCAAGCGTGCCCATGCTCCGCTCAAGCCTGTCAACATTCTGAAGATCATTATAGCAAAACAACTGTCTGAGACTGAATTCAGCAACAGGCTCCGCATGCACGTTCATCCCGCTCGGCACATGCTTCCTGATCACACTGTCGAGTTTGTCATAATCAAGATTAACTTTCCCCATGGGCACAGTCAGCATCCCGCACCCAATGTCCACGCCGACAATGTTCGGAATCACCCGCTCGCCAAGGTTCGCAGTAAACCCGATCACACATCCCGCTCCGGCATGCACATCCGGCATAATCCGTACCTTGCAGTCACTGAATACCGGAATCTCCAGGAGCCTGTCAATCTGATCCTTTGCGGACTGTTCAATCGTGTCTGCGAATATCTTAAGATCCATATCTGTTTTCCTCCCGTAATTTTACGTCTGATATTTTTCAATTATTTGCGTTTTTCCTCAAAACGCTTCCATGCTTCATTAATCCTCTGCAATACGCTGTTCCTGCATGGTTTTTTACATACACGGAAACAATCCCCATTGCCATAACGGAACTTCCTGTGCGTTCCGTCCCACATGGGATAACAGATCTTCCGCAGGGCATTGTATATCTTCCCGCTTATTTCCATATCTGTCCAGCTGCCGTTATTGTTACAGGTCGTGTCCGTCCATTCTATAAAATGTAGATAATACCTTCCGGTTTCTTTGCTCATATGAACCTCTATGCTCATAAGTTCCGGAAGATTGCATATATTGTCTTTCTCTCCGTTCACCTGTCCGGACCGCCTTTCTTCCAATAGTCCCGGAAGTTCCAGTACGCTCTGTCACTGCCACGACCGATACTCACCAGGGCAATAATAAACACAATAATTATCGCCCCGATCAGGAATGCTCCCCACTCCCCGTCGCCGGCAGACGCATACATCGCTACCCCGAACAAAAAGATCAGAATTGCAGTAATCATTCGTATCTCTCCATCCCTTCAAGCAACTGACGCTTCAGTATTTCGCCGGCCTGCTTCGCTTCCTCACGGGTTAAAAAACAGAAATCCTCAACAAGTTCGTCGTCATTCTCGTCCACAACGCTGACCCGGTAACACCGCTCGACCACAACACGAAGCCGTTTCTTCCGAGGCTTCTTTGCATGATAACTCACTGAATCTCTCCCCCTATTGCGTTCATCATGTACTTCTCGGCAGTCTCCGCATACGCTCTGTCCGTCGCATAACGGCAAACCTTCACAATCGTAAGTGCTTCCGCTTCACTGAGCAGGTCAGCTGCATTCGTTACCGCTGCTATGAGTTCCGCTTTCAGTTCTTCTGGCATAATATGCCACCTTTCTTAAGTGTTTTCGTCCGTATTGCCCGGGTATTCCGCACACAGTTTCCATACCGGCTCACCAGTCGTCCGGTCCACAACTACTACGTCGTAGTCCATTGCGTGCAGAATCCGGCTGAACATGTCCAGGCTCATACGACTTCTGTTCATGTTCTGTGACAGTGCATTCTGACTCATTCCGATCCGACCACCAAGCACACTCTGCGTTACGCTTCGTGTCTTCTGTGCAGCCTTCAGGATCATCTTGTCTGTCAGTTCTGTTACGACATTCTTCTTCATGTGTATACTCCTTTCGTTTTTCATCATCCGAATTATATCATTATACAATAATAATGTAAAGTGCTTTTTTTATTTTTTTCGGCGGGCGGGAAAATGGACTTTTTTATTTTTTTCGGTGCGAAGAGGGGTTAGATGACCCCGGGGGACCATTGCACCAGGTCCCCATGGGGTATAGATCCAAGCTATAACTGAAGGATCCGGCTATAGATTTTTAAATCTGTACAAAATCATGATTCTATGATACTATAATATCGTCGAAAGGGGCAGAACCAGGAACACATCAGCGGATCGCCTGCCTGCTCTGAGTAAACCGACGGGTCACAGGTCGATAAACGGGGCATGCGAACATTGACAACTTTACAAAGGCAATTGGCTTTCCTGCTATGAAATTTTTCCGGTTGTGCCGAACAAAAGGAAAACCGTAATACAGGGCAGTCAATGGAAAAGCCACAAAACAAACGTGTAGTACATTAACTGTACACTGTGTGTACAGTTCGCAATCCCTGCATAAAATGAAAGGGGAAAAGAAAACATGATTACTCGCAAAGATATTGAAAAGTTGAACCGGATCCGGAAAGAAAAAAGAAGGATCGAAAAATTAGAAAAGGCACTTACTGCCGAGTTACTCGGCAAAGCAACAGAAACAGAGCATAATTGGAAAGGGCTTTCATACAAGATTATTGACGCCGTCAATACTTCCCCCAATAGGGAAAAAATCAATGCCCTGCCCAATTGGGAAGAGTATTACAATAAAACACCGTATCAAAAAATAACGATTGACGCATAACAACATATAACGGGGATTGCGAACTGTGCATACAATGCACAAAATAATACATATTTGAAAGGGGAAAAGAACTATGGAAATTATGGAAAAAATTGAAAAGGCAATGCAGGAAACAATGAAAACGATCAATGCGATCATTGACGACCCGAACACTTCCGGAAATGAAAAGATCGAAATCATTACAAGTATGGTATCAATAAGCGAAGGAAACCGGAAAACAGGGAAATTCCCTTCTGTATCTCTTCTTCCGCTTATTACATGTAATTTGAACAGATGCAAAGGCACATGCGGGGAACGTTGCTATGCAGTGAAACTTTGCAGGATTTACCCAACAGTATTAGAGGCATATGCACGTAATACTGCAATTTTCAAGCTTTATCCTGTAGCATATTGGAATGCGATAGACAAAGCGATGCAAAGAGCGGATACATTCCGGTTCCATATTTCCGGCGATATACCTAATACGGAATATATGAACATGGTACATTACTTTTGTAAAAAGCATTCCCACTGTAAAACACTGATGTTTACAAAACAGTACGAGATAGTAAACCGTTATTTGTCCGAAAACAAAAAACCGGAAAATTTACAGATTATGTTCTCCGGATGGACTAACTTGAAACCGATTAATCCGTATAACCTGCCGGAAACGACAGTGTATGAAAAAGATACGGATTTCAATCCGAAATGGACGCCTTGTACAGGAAATTGTCTTTCCTGCCGTCGTTCTTGTTCCGGTTGTTTCAATGCAAAAAACGGTGAAACGGTAGCATTCAAAATCCATTGACCGCTGGCGGACGGGCGGAATGTTCCGCCCGTCCTGCATTATTGAAAGGGGAAAAGAAGTATGCAACTCATAGACAGAGAGGACGGACATGTATATACACTGTCCGATATTTTCAAACAGTGGCAGGTACTGAAAATTGAAGATCCGTATAACCATTATAATTCCTTTATTGTTGAAATGTTCGCAATAATGGACGCCACTTGCAGGGGACGGAATGACATAGAATTTATAGGATTGACAGATAATGAATTCGGGCGGTTGTTCCGCCGGATTATGGAAAGGGGAAGGAAAGAAAATGTTTGATGATTGGGAAATGACAGAGGCGGAAAAAATCCGAATGTACAGGGAAAATTATAGACGGTTCGGATTGTCTATTTTTGAATCTTTTGAGGAATACATGTCCGATAAAGAAGAAGACGACGGCGAACATTGACGGACGGGAGCCGGACCTTGGCTCCCGTGGTCAGTGCTTGCACTGAAAAAAATCGAAAGGGGAAAAGAAATATGCAAGGTTACACGTCGGCGAACACGTCCATAAACCGGACAAAGTTACCTGCCGTATATCGACGGGTAAAAATAACCGCTCCTGTCGTTTTTGATTACGGTTGCGGAAAGTACACAGAACACATAAAGGAATATTTACGCAGTGAATACGGGGCGGTTTTACTGCCTTTTGACCCGTTCAATCAACCGAGAGACGTAAACAGTCAGTCTCGCAAATACGTCACAAATTGCATGGATTACGCCCTGCCTGTTGACGTTATTTGTTCCAACGTGCTAAACGTTATTGACAGTGAACCGTCAGTAAAAACGATAGCATGGAATATACAGAACATAGTCAACAAGACGGGCGGGACGGGATACATAACCGTCTATGAAGGCGACAGAACCGGAAACGGACGACAGACGGGTCCTGATCAGTACCAACGTAATGAACCGTTACGGAACTATCTTAAGTGGTTCAATAATGCAACTATAAAGAACAATGTAATTATTGTGAAAGGGGAATGAATTATGAGAACTATCAAACATTGGGCAGGATACGGCACCGTCAAAGCGGGAACCGTCAAAGACGGTTCCTGCCGTCTGCATGTACGTGTAGAAGGTTTACATGAATGCGGGCTTGCTCAAGAGGATCCATACACCCTGTACAATTGGATTGTAAAACGGTTTGATAAAACCGTTCCGGACTATTTGACGTGGATCCGTTCCCGTCCTCTTATTTACTGCGAAGAGGACTTTAACGCAACCGCTGATATATGCCACTATTACTTCCATTATTGAAAGGGGAAAACTGAAATGTTACCAACGTCTAACCGTATCCGTTCCATACTTACTGACTGCCGGACAGACGCCGACGTTGCAGCTTCTCTCCGGTTCCACAAGGTACGCTTCCGCTATGAAATCGTACATGGTTCCCTGTCCGTTGTCGTTCCGTGCATAACAGGTACCGTCCGGATCATCCGGACGGCGTCCCGTTCCGCCCCGTATGCAATCGGAAGTATGAAACCGGAACCGTACGCTTGGCCCGTGCATATCGGAAGGGGGTATGATGAATGATTCCCGTCGTATATGTCAATTGCCGTGAGTACCCATACATTCATGCCATTATGGCAAAGCTGAAAACGCTTGAAACGCGCAACCGTGATACCCTGCAAAACCTTGTAGGGAAAAGGGTCCTGGTCGCCCAAACGGGCAAGGGTACGCCCGTCGTTATGTGCATGGTTACCATAGGCAAACCGATCAAAGCGACGTGCATACAGACGTGGGACGGTTTACGGTCAATGCACATGGTACCCGTCGGATCCGCCCATGATTGGACGGAAACGACAAAGCAAAAGTACCTGTATCAGCTGGCGGATCCCGTTCCGGTCATCCCGTTCCCCGTTCCGGAAGGCAAACGGCATGGCAGGGTATGGATCGAATGCGACGAGTCCGTACTGAAAGGGAAAATATATCTGCCGGAACAAAAACTGTATTGACAAATATACTTAATTGTAGTAAGATTTTACTACAGAGTAAGGGGGCACAGATTATGACAGTCGTTATCGAAAGGTACACGGATTCAGACGGCATCGTCGGCGAGATCATGCAGGACAAGTACGACACCTGCTATCGCATGGAAACGATGAAACGCATTGACGAAAGCAGGGCAACCGTCCTGTACCGGAACACATACCGGACGATTCCGGACGCAAGGCGAGCCATGCGGAGACAGATGCACAAACCGATCATCCGGAACCTGTGACATTGACAGACGGGGAGTGGATCCCGCTCCTCGTAGTCAGTGCCAAGGCACTGAAGAAAGGGGAATGAAACTATGAAGGTATTGGTAGCATGCGAGGAATCCCAAGCGGTATGCAAGGCATTCCGTGAGCAGGGACACGAGGCGTATTCCGCCGACATTCAGCACTGTTCCGGCGGTCATCCGGAGTGGCACATTGTCGGCGACTGTCTGCCGTTGCTGAACGGTTCCTGTTCGTTCGTAACAGAGGCAGGGCAATCCGTCCGGATCGACGGCAAGTGGGATCTGATCGTCGCCCATCCGCCCTGCACGGACATCGCCGTGTCCGGTGCCCGTTGGTTCAAAGAGAAGCAGCAGGACTACAGGCAACAGAAGGCAGTGGCATTTTTCATGCAGTGCGTATGTGCCAATGCCGACAGGATCGCCGTTGAAAATCCCGTCTGCATCATGTCCACTGTGTACAGGAAACCGAATCAGATCATTCAGCCATGGCAATTCGGGCACGGAGAAACAAAGGCAACCTGCCTATGGCTGAAGGGACTGCCGAACCTCAAACCCACAAACGTTGTGGAAGGCAGGAAGCACGCCTGTTGGCTGATGGCTCCGTCCGCCGACAGGGCAAAGAAACGGAGCAAGACGTACGCAGGGATTGCACAGGCAATGGCAACACAGTGGGGAGTTTAACTCCCCAACTGTTTAAATAAGAAAGGGGTATTGATTATGAAAATTGCAAAACTCAAGAACAATGACTACATCGTTACATGCGACGATAGCACAAAGTATTATGTTCCGGCAATCGCAGCTGAGTACATCGGTTCCATTGTTACCGCAAAACCGTTTTACGAAAGGCTATGTAAAATCCTCACGCTTGCATTCGCTGGCGACGACATCATGGACCAAGACAACCTGTTCAAAATGCAGGACGAACTCGCCGACATCGTTCTTGAAGTGGCAAACAAGACCGGAAACGTTGACGATCTTGTAAAGAAATTCCCGTGGTTGTACAAAGCGGAAGAAAAGGGGAGTACGACATGACAATCAGAGAGTATGCACATGCCCACTGTCACGAGATAGTGGGCAACCTCGTCCGGCAGCCGGCACATGACGGCAAAGATCCGGACGGCAAACCGTACAAGTTTTATGTTGACCGTGCCGGCAATGAATACACGATCAACTCGAACGGTATCTGCATCGTAACAATCGACGGTAATGTGATATGAAAGGGGTATGAACTATGAATAATAAGAAGTCTACGGGCAGGGGCATAATCCCTGCCCTTCGCCCTGGCGAGATCTACGGCATGAACGTCATCACAGATTACAAGCGGTATTTTGCTTTCGGAACGGATCACAAAGAACTGTTCAAGCAGATCGTGCAAATGTATAACAGTTATTCCGGACAGAAGAACACTTTCATGACGTTCAAGAAGGTATGCAAGGCGAACGACTACTACGTTGGCCTGTTCAAGTTCAATATCAATGAAGCGTTCTCTTTCGATGACGACTGCTACGGTCTCGGCGAGCGTGGTGGGAAAAAGATCGGCGACTATCTCGAACTGAAGGAAAAGAAGGAGGACCATAACAAATGAATCCGCTGCACGAACGTTGGGCAATCACGTATCAGTACCATACAAAGGATGAAGCTTTCGCCTGCAAGACCCTGATCATTGAGGCTAAATCCATTACGGAAGCAATCAATAAAGTTGATGACTCACTGTCAAGACTCTTTGAGTACTGCAATTGGTCAGACTATCACATCACGAATGCGAACATTATTCCGGAACTCCACTGAACACCTGTTGACAGATGTACTTAATTGTAGTAAGATGTTACTACAAAGAGCAGTGACCGCACTGCCGAAAGAAAGGGGAATGAACCATGAAGACAAAGACCGTGTACACATCCGCACTGAAGTATGCAAAACGTGTGCGGATCATCGTCTGCGAGTACCAAGACGGCACAATGTACGTTGGACTGACGACAATGTCCGGCGAGGACTACTGCGATATCACCACGCACATCGAACCGCTGGCGGGCAGCTTCGGATACATCAAGTTGCATTCCGAGGCGGAGCGTTTCGCCATTGAGCAGGGACTCGTGGGTGAACCACTGTCCTGCACTGTTTCCGGATTCAATGTGTACAACCTGTACAAGTTCAACATCGAAGGGGGTAAGTTCCATGATTGTTGACGACATCACGCTCCGTACCCCGTTCCGGATCAAAGACGTTGACATCGGTCATTACGTCTACTCTGTTCTTGACGGGACAGTGCCGGCAGTCCTTCCGGAAGACATCGCAAACCTGCACGTCGTCGGCGTAATGATCGACAGAGAAACCGGATACATGGAAGTAGAAACGGGGGAATAAGATATGATCCACGCAGTACCTTTCGCATATAGGACGCCGGCAGGGACGGCATACAAGCCGTTCCTCCGCCTGGCGGAATGTCCTCACCTGCTGATCGCAGGATGCACAGGATCCGGCAAGTCCGTTGCTCTGAACGGCATCATTCACAATCTCCTGCTCTCCTGCTCCCCTTTCGAGTGTCAGTTCGTGCTGATCGATCCGAAGAAGGTTGAGCTTCAGCAGTACAGAGATCTGCCCCATACCTGCAAGTATGCAGACACCCATCCGGATATCGTCCGTGCCCTGCAATGGGCAGTGGAAGAAACAGACCGCAGGTTCGCATGCATGCAGAAGGAAGGCAAGAAGGAATTCCTCGGTCCGCATCTATACGTTATCGTCGATGAGCTTGCGGATCTCATGGTGTCCATCAAGGACGAGACCCTGCCACTGCTTCAAAAACTCGCGCAGATCGGACGGGCAGCCCGGGTCCATATCATCGCATGCAGTCAGAACATTATGGCACAGACGATCCCTACAGTCCTGCGGTGCAATTTCAGTGCGATCCTCGGACTGCGGACTGCGAACAAACAACAGTCAAGGTTCCTGATCGCCACGGCCGGATGCGAGATGCTTCCAAACCCACGGATCGAAGGAAAAGGATATGGATTCCTGCGTGACGGAGCAGACCTTGAGAAGATGCTCATATACAAGTATCCGGACGAAGAGATCGAATCAGTTATCCGTTGGTGGAAATCGACTTCCTGCCGTGCAATATAAAAGGAGAAGTAAGTCATGTGGAATACTGAACTGATGAATAAAGCCGTTGATATTCACAACGGAAAGTGCGGTACAGGTAAAGAGCAGATGCTCATGAAAGAATATATGATGTTCGACGGCATGACGGACGAGATCGGAAACCCAAGTTACTGCATGAGTTTTCAATCAGTTATTGACATGATGACAGGCAAAAAACGCAACCCGTTCCTGTATATTGTTTGCTCTCTTATCAGCGACGAGTTTGTTTATGTAAGAAAGGAGAATAACCATGAGCAACACTGAACGTCTTGAAACAATCGCTTCCTTCATCGACGTGTTCGAGGACTTCCTTGAAAACAAAGGGATCGACATCCCCAATGACGAGAAGGATGACAATGACAACCCTGCGATAATCTATGGAACCGACTATGGTATCTTGGAAAGCAAGATTGAGTCCCTGCTGATTGAATACGGAGTATTGAAAGGGGAATGACGAAATGACTGCGATCAGTAAACGATTCGAGGAACTCGACTCCGAGAACTACTCAAACGAAGAGCTGCTGATTCTGTTTGAGTTCTATGCCAAGGCATCAGAAGATAAAGGCTATAGCAAAGACATGCAGGAGATATGCATGATCTCCGTCATCGCACTGAAACGCATTATACTCAACCGCATGGTGAAAGGGGATGCACACAATGAGTAGAACTTTTGAAACCAAATTCCTGCCGTCACGATCCACGCTATTCGCAGTGCTGAACATGCTCTCGGAGTATCATCCGGATCTCGAACCACTGCGGCAGGACAGTGACGATGACCTGCTCGAAAAGTACTTCTATTGGGTTGACGAATACAATGACGGTTATGACCCCCGCAACTACAGGCGCCCTGCCTTCTGCTGAAAGGAGAATTAACAATGAGTAAGATCAATAACATCGAACAGCTGGCTGAACATTTCGGAACAACCCCTGCCAACGTCGAAACGTTCCTTACGTCCCGTGCCGGCAGGGACATTACGATCAGGAGTTCCGGATGGAATATGTTCATCAGTACCGCCGTACCTGCATGCAACTCGTCCGTGCAGATCGTGTGTCAGTACCCCTTCGGCTCCGCAACCGTCGAAGCTTTCCTCGGACGTGTCGGTGCCTTCTGTGACGCCCTTGTCAGCGACTCGTACGACGATCCACTTGAGTGGATCCAAGCTGAAACCAATCCGGATGAAGCCTGGACCCTTGAGGACGCAGGCGTACGACTGTCCGAGGCTGAAGCAAACGGGTGGAAGTTCCCGCCTTACGTGGACGCACAGTTCATCCTCGACCTGTACAATGACATGGAAGGAGATGAGTAACATGGCAGGACACTGCACTGAATACTACCGTGACTCGTACGGATGCACCGCATCTATCACACACTGCAAGAAGCTCGGTCGGTTCCGGCTTCGGATCAGCAATCCGTACGGTCACAGGTTCATTCTAAAGTACTACCAGACATACCGTGGGGCCAAGATCGCAATGGGCAGGATCAGTGAAGGCACGATGCAACTCGTGCAGGAAGTCTGACCATGGCAGACGGGAGCCGATCAACTCGGCTCTCGTAGCCAAGGCCAAGCTTTGGAGAAAGAGAGGACATGCTCATGAAGAAATCAGATTTACGTTCCGGTATGTTCGTGACCCTTCGTAACGGCGAATGCTATTACGTAATCCTAAACGCCTCCCATTCGGTATCCGGCGCTGACATCCTGGTCCGCAGAAGCAATGGCGACCTGTTCTGGATGCCTCTTCGTCAGTACGATGACAACCTATGCTACCATGACGATCCCGACGACGTTATCACGGAGATTCTTGGACCGTCCTCCGTCGATGATCAGGCAGAATGGGATATCGTCTCCGTAGAAGCACCAAAGGACATTACCTTTATGTTCAGTCCAAAGGAAAGCACCTACAAAACCATCTATGAAAGGAGTACCAGCCATGCCTAACATGACTCGTGAAGATTTCGGTACAAACGTACCGCTCAACGCAGCTGACATCGTGCAGTGGATCAACAATCAGATCCTGTTTCACGCCGAGTCAACCTTCTGGAAGTCCAATCCGACCAAGCAAAATGCCTACGAAACCGACCTGATCAGGCGGTACCTGTCCGGAGATCGAACCGGCGACCTGTCCAACGCTCCGGATCCCATCTATCCATGACATTCCCTTCCCCTTTCTTTCTGACCCGTTCCGGCACGTCCGGAGCGGGTCTTTTTTTATTTGTACCAACGTCCGCTTTGACCGTAGTTCTGTCGAGGATCAACACCATTCTTTTCGCACCACTCGTGAAATATAAACATCTCTTTGATGTGCTGACCTGTACCAAGTTCTTTCTTCGCCTGGGTCTCTGTTATCTGCCTGTTAACATACCTTGTGAATACACTATCAACAAGTTGCGGATCGTATGTTTTTCTCTTTCGTCCACCGTTGTTCGGCCTCTTCCGTTTCCGTCCGTACGTTATAATCGAATGACAGTACTCACACAATGGCGCAAGATTGCTGATAATGTCATTACCGCCAAGCTCAAGAGGAACAATATGGTGATACTCTATTTTCGCACCAACATCCATTCCACAATTACAACAGACAGTACCGAGAAGCTTGTCTCGTTTTGCTTTATGTGCTACCTTCCTGCTCTGATATGTACCCATAATTACAACTCCTTATACTTTATTCCCGCAATCATGCGTCTATAATTACTTTTCGTATTAATCATACTACACATAATGCGAAAAGTAAACGCCAATAACGCTTTATGGTCAAAATTTGCAGACCTTGAAGCAACCTGGCACGTCGTAGACATATATATATATCATTTTACCGTAAAAGTAGTATATATATCCCCCGTTCAGACACAAAAATAACGGGTACAGTGCGTGTCTGTACCCGTTCCGTTCCGATCAATGCGTCATTCATCATCCGGTATGCCATCGAGCAGACGTTTCCGTGCCTGATCAGCGTCCAAATCCTGCATTGGATTGTTCGGAGTGACAACAACGTCCGCCACGTCCTTGTATCCGAACAGGTTCTTTCCGAGGAAGATGCCTGCACCCGGATTTACCTTGCCATTCTGCATGTAGTCAACCCACAATTCCTCAAGAACCTCAATAGCTTTTTTTATAAGGTCGGAGTGTGTGTCCGCCCTATACTCTCCCCTTTTCCACGAGTTAAGCGTATCCCTGCTCACACCCAACCAATTTGCCATGCCAACAATTTGCGGTTTCCTGTCGTTATCCATGCAGTATTGGAAATATTGCTTAAGCCTTTCTTCAACCTGTTTTGCGTCGGATATATCAACAGGTGGCAGATCCCATGATGCGAGAGCATAACGAAGGTAACGGGAGTTATCTCCTGGCTGAATATTTTCCCCGCCTGTTTCTGTGAGATCCTGTGTCCACTTCGCACCACGTTTCTTTTTCTTTACTATGTCCACGATCTTTTCGCTCGTCTTATCGTTATCGTTCATTTAAATCACCGTCCTATCAAGCGTATTCCCACTCGCAACCGAAAGCGAGTGGATGTTTACCGTTGAGTGCATGCGATATAGTTCCGTACGAATTTCCATACGCACGTTCAGCAGATGCGATACTTTCAAAGCGTTCACCCGTTGTTTTGTTGATAACAGGTTTTGCTTTTGCCTTAACGATGTTTGCACACAGTCCGTGTTCCCATGCATGCTTTACGTTATCGAGCGGAGACGTCCATTCAAGGTTTGACACATTGTTGTTGTTCTTATTTCCGTCGATATGGTTTACTTCTGGAAGTGAATCAACGTTCGGAATAAAAGCTTCAGCAACAAGCCTGTGAACCTTTCTCATTACCATATTACCATTGCCGGTATGTAAAGCCACTTCGAGATAACCATTTGTTTTTGCAGGACGAGCTTTAAGGATTCGTTCCTTTATATGCCACGAGCCATGGGTTTTATGTGGAATAATTCTATCGCAACTTTTTACACGGCCAAGCGAGCTTATCTGATAGCATCCTTCAAACCCGTTTACGTCTGCCCATGCTTCATCCATAATTCTCACTCCATTTTACGCATTTTTAAGCGATTCTACCCACGTCTGACAGTAGCGGATGAGTATTTGTTCATTCCCGTCCTGTCGAAGGGGTTTTTCCCGCCTTCTGACACGATTCTACTACATTTCCGTCGCAATGTCCAACTATCCACGCATTGGGAATCTCACTGAACGGCTTTTCATACGGTGTTACGGCGGGAATGAAACCGTTCTTTGCCTGTGCAAGGAAGTGTGAGATCATAGGCTTGTCGCATGGAGCGGAGACATACGAATCGGAATAGCAGGACGGCAGGGGCAGGATATTCCCGTAACAACAGAAGTTCAGTGCGTCCTGCTCAAGGTGTTCGAGCCGTTCTGCGTTGATCATGCTGATTACCTTGTCGTCCATGCCGTCGTCACGGAACTTATCGAGGTTCATGAGCATGACGCCTGCGTTGAAGTAGGGGTTGAGTGTGTGATTATGGTTGCGTACTTCCTCAACGGCTGCGAAGTAGGAGTACTCGATATCGTAGTTCCATATGTCGGAGATATCAGTGTGAACGACTGTGTCCGGATCAAGCCATAGCACGGTGGACACATCTGACGGCAGGATCCGTGTGAGTCCTGCGCGTAAGGTCGTCATATATCCGTACCAGCTGATGATGTTGGGGCAGTCCGGCGGGAAGATGGATTGTCCGGAGACGTTTATGCACTGAAAGACAGGCGGGAGTTTCTCAGTAAGTGTAGGGATTGTGTCGTCCTGGATGAGGAAGAAGATTTTATCGACAGGTGTATTGGAAAGAAGGGACTTTGCGGAAGCGAGCATCATATTGTAGACACGTCTGTCTCCTGCGTATACGACATAGTGAGGCGGGGGAGAAGTGTGTGTCATCCAATAGCGGACGATTGCGAAGTCCTTCCACGCATCGAAATGGAAACCTGCGAAATGCCGGACGATTGTGTGTGTTGCGGTGCCTGTGACATCAAAGCCGGGGACAGTGACGTTGTATGCGGGATCGAGCGGGTCAAAACGGTTACCGCAGAACTTACTGAAAGCGTCCTGTTCAGGGTATGCATGATAGTTTGTGTTGAGTTCCGCTATGATTTCGTCATCGATACCGGACTCACGAAGCTTTGCAAGATTGAGAAGCACGAACCCAAAGTTTGCGTACGGTACGCCACGCCTGGACGTTGAGACCGGTTCCGTTACCGCGGCGTAGTACGCATATGTCAGATCGTATTCCCACATTGCGGAGATTGACCCGCAGGTAATGGTATCAACGTCCATTACGACTGCACGGGAAGCATCCGGAAAGAGTTTTGTGAGTGCAGCTTTCATGAGTGCCATGTAGGTGTATCGTGTCCGGAAGCACGGTCCGTCCGGCGGGAATAAGGTTTGTCCGGATACGTTTACCGTTGTGACGTGTGCGGGGGTATCGTACGGGAGTGTGTCGTCCTCAATGAAAAGGTAAAGGTGAACGTCCGGATTATGGTATAGCAGGGAGTTGTACGCCGCCGGCAGGTACGGGTAGAGGTTGCGTGTAGCGAACATAGCTACGATATGCTCACCTTGGTTTGTGTGGATTACAGGTACAGGACTCATGTTCTTTCTCCTTTCTGTTTTCTATCAGTCGTTTGCATTTCTCACAGTCATGAAACAGGAGCGGGGTTATGATTCTTAATGGACACAGTCCACAGTACGGATCCCACATGTTTTCTTTATTCATGTTTTGTTCCTCTTGCCATGGTATTTTGCGTACTTACAAAAGCGGATGGATGTGTCGGCGTACTTCTTAACGGATGAGTAATGCTTCCAGAACTTTTGTCCTGCGAAGTGGATGATCTTCTGCTCGTCTGCGTCCCCTGTGATGTGTGAGTATACAGTGTAGTTATAGGACGGGGGGATTGTGAGAATACCATCCGAGCATGCCTTGTTGTACGCAGTCTGTTCCGGACAGTCGAGACGGTTCCGGTTAATGTCGCTGATGATTGTGCTTTCGATACCCATGCCGATGAGTCGTTTGATATTCATCATGACAACGCCGAAGTTAATGTACGGGGGAGAGTCGGGTGATGTGCGTCTCTGCGGTTCCTCTACGCCGGCGAGAAGGTAATCGGAGATATCCATATCCCACAGGTCGGAGATATCTGTGTTGATGATTACGTCAACGTCAAGGGAAAGGATCTTTTCGTAGGCAGAGAAGATATCCGGATACAGGGCACGCACAAGGCACATGTATGTCCATGCACTGTTGTAGTTTGGACCGTTGGGATCGAGGAGACTGAAGAACGGTTGGAACGGTTGACTTTTAATATTGATTGCGTGGACGTTATCCGGCAACTCATACGGGAAAGCGTCATCCTCAATGATCAGGTACACATCGTCAACAGGGGTGTTTGAGAGCAGGGATTTAAGGGATGTGTACATGTCCACATAGACGTTTGACGTGCCGCAGTAGACGACTACCTTGGGGCCTGTGTATTTACAGTACTTAATATTGTACTCCGGCTCGCTTGCGGTGACTTCTTCAGCAACCTTCCTGTCTTCCGCAAACAATTCGATAACGGGTGCCGTGGGTTTTTTGAAACTGAACCTGCCGGCGACTTCAAGCAGCTGATTGTGCCATTCCGTAAAAGGCAGATCGTCATTCATGATATAGAATTCCCTGCCATGCTCATTGTAGATCGACTGTATAAGGTTCATTGCCTCCGTTTCGACTTCGTCCCTGATGGCGTCGATCTCTTCCTGCGGGAGTACTGTGTGCCCTGTGTACTGATTGACAATGTCGAGCATTTCCAGGTCATGGGCAGTAGGATTCTTCTTCTGAACCGAAGGATCGTATATGGTGTAGTAGTCACGGAGCAGGAGTTTTACGTACGCACACCCTGTCTGTTTCGGAAGGTTACGGCGGTTTAGTTCACGCACGAGTTCGCAGTCTGCTTTGATTGCGTCAACATTGATCATGTACTCGTATGCGTCCATGGTGTGCCTGTAGCTCCCGTCACGCCAGCGTTTGTAGTACGGGTAGATTTCCGTGGTGAGCATGGCGATACGGGACTGATCAATAATGCCGATGAGTGTGGCATTGAACAGGCGCCCATAGTAATACTTTACCGCAGGATTGAAAAGGACGTTGCTGTCTGTCAGCACCTGACGCCTGTAGAGTTTACCGTCTGTTATAGCGAAGTTCGCACAGTCGATCTTGTTCAGGTATGTTACTCCTGTGTACCACTTCTGCTCACGTACAGTCTTGCACCATATAATGTCGTACTCGCTTGTGGGGAGTGTTTCGAGCATCATTGACAGGGAGCATACATCAGTGAGCATGTCGTCAAAGTTACAGAACATTACCCACTCACCTGTGGCATGGTGGATCCCCGCATTGAATCCTGCCGCAGGTCCCGTTTCCTCTATGTCATCAACAACACGGATATTGTACGTGTACTTTTTCAGCAGGGCATCCCATTCAAGAGGGGTACCGTTGCCGTCCTGCACAATAACGACATTGATCTTATGCAGATCAGCACACTGTTGCATCTGCATCATATCGAAGAACGGTTTGCCGATTTCCCACGGTTCGTCATTGTGCAGGATAATAAAGTCAATCGTTGACTTGTGGTACTGCGTTTCAGACAGGCTGCCGGGACGCATGTGGTTGTAGTAGTACATTGGGAAATCCCAGAATGCGATTGTAACCGCCGTCTTTGTGTTCTTTATGTACTGCTCATAGAAGTCACGGTCTGATCCGTACGGGGTGTCATTGAATCGTTTGTTTGTGAAGAAGTCACGGCGCCACGCACGGCTCCATACCATAACAAACTGTTCTTTCGGAGACTGTGACTTGTATCCCTTGCCCTTCCATATGAATGAAAAGTCAATGATATCAGCGTCCGTATTTTCTGTTTTCTCTGCGAGTTTCTCGAAACAGAACTCATGCAGGAAGTAATCATCGTCGTCCAGGAAGAGGATCCACTCGCCTTCCGCATGGTCAAGACCTTCATTCCGTGCGAGTCCGTCACGATGAACGTTCGTCTTTATGAACTTAATTTTGTTAAGTTTTTTGATGAATCCGTTATTGACGAGCGTGTCTTTTACACTTTTCTCTGTGTCGTCACTGCATGAATCCAGCACAATGATAAGTTCCCAATCGTCGAACCGCTGCGACACAACAGAGTACACTGCATCGCCGATCCTGCCGGCACCGTTATGCGTGGGAATAATAACACTGAACTTTTTCATTCGTTATTCTCCTTCTGCTCAAGGAAACCGCATGCTTCCATGATTCTCCGCTGGGCACGCCGGACCACGATCCAGATCACATGCACAGGGATACCTGTCTGCTTGCTATATTCCTTGACCTCGTACTGATCGTCGCCCCAACGGCTTGAGAAGTACATCTTCAGGATCCCCTGGTCAACACTTGTGAATTCCTGCACGTACAGGTGATTGCACAGGGCATAAATCCTTTTCTCCGGATTCGTGAGTTTGTCCCAATCGAACCCGTCGTTTATGAATGTGAAGTATGTTCTCCACATATGGATTGCGGTATCCTTCCACCACTCTTTTGAACTCATTTATCTTCACCCCCTTCAAAAAGAACATCATCGTTTGCCTCGTTGAATATCGACAGGTGCAAGCGTTCAAATGATCCTTCCGACGACATAATCGCCACCCGCTCGTCAAGTTCTTCGAGTCTGTCAGCTGCCTGAAGGATTGCCTCAAGCCTGTCTTTTGTCAGCATGCCACCGGCACTGTACATGAGACGCAGGCGTCTGATCAGTTCGAGTGTCGGAATCGTCGGTTTCTTTTTCTTGCTCATTTGTCTTCACCCCCGGGCAGAAGTCTTTCTGAATACACGAACGATCCGATGTGTCCGCATGAAATTGAACTGTCACAGTAGATCTGATGACCGAGTGTGTTTACCCTGTAGCAGAAGGAGATATCCTCGCCTGCCCACGGGAACGGATTGAACGCAGGTCCGAACTTGTCCCATACTTCTTTCAGCAGTGACGTTTTTGTAATGCAACAACCCATTCCACAGCCGGCCACAGGGAAGAATGCTTTTCTCGGATAGTCCATGTACGGGGCGATGTTCTTCTCAAGGCAACCTGTCTGCATGTTACGCTGCGGTTCCTCAATGCTTGCGTAGAGTACAGGTTCGACAGGCTCGTGCCGTCTTACGTACAGTCCGGTTACCATGCTTATGTCCTCGCTTGCCATGTACGCTTCGAGTTTCATCATCGTGTCCTTCGGAAACGTCATGTCACTGTCAAGCCACAGTACGTTATCGAATCCTTGTTCGATTGCGTACAGGGAAAGCAGGTTTCGTGAGTCGTACACAAGTGAGTTTGGTTTCATGGCGAGCGATGTACCCGCTGGCTTCGTCATGTACTCAAGGGACTGCACGAAACCTACGTGTACCATCTCCATGCACGGGATTGCGACCAATGTTTTCATGTTAATCTCCTTTCCGGTTTACGGTGCGCCGTAAAAGTTTACGGTGTGTTTCAAAAACCGTAAACCGCTACAAGCGTTGATTTATAACGGTTTGAGATATACGGTTTACGGTGTTTACGGTGTTTACGGTGTATTTTTTCTCTTACGCGCGCGCTCTCGCTTATACCATATAATTTTTTTATGCGTAATATATATGGGTGTGTGTGGAAATAAAAAACCGTAAACACCGTAAACCGGACCCGCAAAGCATTGTGGCATAAGGCTTTCAGCGTTTACGGTGTGTGAAAAACGCCGTAAACTGACCGTAAACTGACCGTAAACTGACCGTAAAAAATTCGTATAAGATTAGAACATTTCAATTTCAAACTCCTCTCCATCCTTTGCAAATGCGTTTTGTTTTTTTGCATGCAATCTATTGTTTATATACTTTGAATTCCATCCAAGGAATCTACTTGCATCTGCTTCAGACATAAATACGTATGTACGTTCCTTTGCTTTTGATTTAAGTGCGCATCTTTTTTGTGCGGTATAAAGTCCAATGGATCGTGCTTTCTGTATGTTCTCTTTTCTCGTTATCCATTCGAGGTTTTGCGGAGTATTGTTAAGTGTATCTCCGTCTATGTGGTTTACCGTAAGGTCATCCGAATAACCACCACACCATGTCATTGCGACAAGTCTTGATACAAGCAAAGATTTATGTGTTCCATCTTTCCAAAGGTCAACCCGTGGATCGTATTGACCAGTAACACGCATTCTCTTCTTTGGAATTAAGATTCTTGATTTCCATCTGCGTACAGGATATCTTTCATTGCTTGTAATTTTTCCTTCGACAGAACGTATTAATCCCGTGTTTGATGCTTGGTACAAACCTTCATAACCTGGTATATCTTTCCACTGTTCATCCATGTTTATCACCTACTTTCAAAATGGAAGATCATGATCATTAACCTCGACATACTTCTGATACTCCTCCTGCTCAATCTTTTCCTCGTCAATGGGTTCCTCTTCCTGGACCTTGACCCAATAGTGGGGTATTGTCTTCCCGTCAATCTTCAGTGGCCATGTTGGTCTGTTGTTCTTGCTTCCCTTGCCATAGTACTGGCACTTCAGAAGACCTTTTCGCCTTGCCCAGTCAGCAAAAGCACCGGCAGAAAATCCCTTGTTCTTCAGCAGATCCTCAAAGACAGATTTGTTTATGGCTACGTACCCGTCTTTATACTGTCCCCAAACCTCGCCGATACTCTGATCCGAACTGTCGAACCTGCGGGGATTGGCGGCACAGAACGACATAAGCCACTGATAGCACCGCAGGTTTACGTCTGTCTCGGAACGGGACGCAAGGTAAGACTTCACGTCATCAACAGTTAACGCACGGTCATCCTTGAACAGTCCCCTTGTGACAAGTGCGTCAGCTGCGAGCAGAATGGATGCGGACAATACCTGCTTATCGTGTACGTCTTCCTGCAATAACTCGGTGTAGAATTTCTTTTGCAGAGCTTTCACTGCGGTCATTATGTTTTCCTTCCGGAGCATGGCAATGAACTTTGGACCGGCATGACCGTAATTTTCTTTCAATGTGTTGGCTATCGTCCGTGCGTCATTGAAGAGCGGGATCCCGCCGTAATTTACGTCAATGGTACGGGCAACGGCGCCACCACCGGAGTTGCTTTGCGTGATCGGCATTTCTCCGGTCGTGATAATACAGGAAGACCATCGTTTCTGTACCTGTAACCCGCCTTCCTTTGCACCACGTCCCTTGCTGACGCCTTCGCATAACATATAGATTATGTCGTCGAATGTCTTTCTGTCACTGACTACCTGCAACTCGTCAAAGAGGATCGGTATGTTGCAACAGAACGATGCGTATAATTCCTGGCTGACCTTGGTACCGGAGAACGTCTTTACATATCTGCCGACTTCCGGATTCCCCCATACAGAAGCCGCAAGCATCAGTCCGACTGTTTTACCGCATCCGGCCTCGCCCCAGAAATGTACAAAAAACGGGAGACCGCCAAGAATCTGAACCATAGGTGCTGCGAATGAGGCAGCAAGTGCGATTCGTGCGGGGATAGAGTCTGCTTTCCGGACACCTTTCGCAAGCTCCATCCATGTGTTCTCGTCACCTACGGGTTTAAATTCTGTGTACATGCGTGTGAACTCCGGACTGTCACCGTCATATGAAACGTCTTCCACGTACGGCATGAACCGTCCGTCACTCAGCCACCCCATATGGGAAACACTGTCCTGCCTTGGCAAGTCGTCATAATTAAGGCTTTCAAGCTTTGACATATACTTAACGACTTCCTTGGCATTCTCACTGTTTACGTCAACACCCTGCCTTGCCAGACCGATGATCTTCTGTGCTGATGCGAGTTGCTCACGGGATACGGTAAGTGTTTTCCATGCGTCCTTTCCACGCTTGTATGCGATCTCCAGCTTTTCTTCAAATGTTTCGATATTAGTTACACGTTTAACAGGCATGATCGGATGAGATATAACTTCTACGTCTACACCCATTTCATTGACTCTCGTCACGCCACGTTCATCTGCGGTATATAATCCACATTGCAACTGTGCCGGCTGATCAGGGAACATCGTCTGATTGCTTCCGAGGATCGTTGCCTTTGGCGATTTGGATTCAACGTACGCATTCCATGTCTTGATGAACCCGGGGAACTTCAGTTCCTTTGCCCTTGTCTGTACCTTATTCAGTAAAGTCTGAAGCAGGAACTTGTTATCCTTCTGAGCGTAGAGCCATTCATACGGACGGTCGGAGAAGAAATCTTCAATGGTAAATTCCGGAATCAATTGACTTGTTTCTGACAAATTAATCACCCCCTTCCTTCGTATGTATATGCAAATGTCTTACCGCAATGATGGCATATGGCATGAACAGGACCTATATATTTCTGCATTGGCGACACAAGTTTTATAAAGAATTGCAAACAAAACGGACAGTGAAACTGCGATAAGATTTTCCTGCGCCGTTTGTTTGGTCTCCGCTTTATCTTCATATCATTACCCCTTACATAAGGTCTATCACTGCGTGTAAATTTATTATACTGCATTTTTTTACGGGTTTCAATAAAATTATTCACTGCGGAAAACAAGACGGCATGACGCTTCCGGCTCGCTGCGAATGTATGTCGGCTTGGCGTCAAAGTCAAGGACACACACGACCTCATCCGGCGACATTCTGAGGTCAAAATTAACCGGTACCGCTTTCATGCTGATCGTGGATTTAGTGTACGGATCCTTTACCATAAGGATAACAGGATCCTGCATGGAAAGGTCTATTCCGGTAAGGTCAAAGTAT